AAAAAGATAAAAAATACCCAGTAATGACTGGATATATCTCCTTTTTAGAGTTAATATGTACACAACAAAAGAAGAGGAGAACAATACCATGACAAAGCGTCAACAAGAAAAACTCAATGCCCTTTTAACAGAAATTGCAAAAGAAGAACTTTTTGTAGAAACCTTGGAAAAACGTTGGAGCGACAATCTTGACTTCTACGATGTTTCGGTTTGGGGAATTAAAAGAGCATTGGAGAGAGCCTACGAAGCAGGCCGTCAATCAGTAAAATAAACCAAAGCCTAGCCCAAGGGTTGGGCTTTTTGCGTGGAGGAATTATGATTATTTCTAGTGAACAAGTGTCAGTTGGACACCCAGATAAAATCTGTGATCAGATTTCAGATGCCATCTTGACGGAGTGTCTCAAGTTAGACAAATCAAGTCGAGTGGCAGTTGAGACCTTAATCAAGGATGACCAAGTTGTAGTAGCAGGTGAAATTTCGACCAAACATTACTTTAATCTCGAGAACCTTGTTCGTCAGGTTGTCGAGCCCCTTGGTTTGAAGAATGTACAGGTAACTAACCTACTTGGACTCCAAAGTTCTGATATCGCCAAAGGAGTAGATAATGGTGGTGCTGGTGACCAAGGAATGATGTTTGGTTATGCGACAGATGAAACACCTGAGTACCTGCCACTTCCTTATGTCTTAGCCACTCGAGTCCTTGAGAAACTGATGTCACTTGGTCATCCCTTACTCGGAAAGGATGCAAAAGCACAGGTATCCTACGACTATGAGAAGAAACGGATTGATACCTTCTTAGTTTCCATCCAACATACCGAAACGGCTGACCTTGCCAAAGTTAAACGAATTGTGACTGAAGCCATGATGGCAGTAGCACTTCGTTACCGTCAGAATCTAGATTTCAACGTTCTAGTCAATCCAACAGGTCGTTTTGTTCTTGGTGGCTCATTTGCGGATGCTGGAGTGACTGGACGTAAAATCGTAGCGGATACATATGGTGGTTTCGCACATCATGGTGGAGGTGCTTTCTCTGGAAAAGACCCAAGCAAGGTTGACCGCTCTGCAGCATACATGGCACGAAAGATTGCCAAGGATATTGTTCGAGAAGGGTATGCGAAACGATGTGAAGTACAATTAGCCTATGCCATTGGAATTGCAGAACCTGTGTCGGTGTATGTAGAAACCTTTGGAACCAGTCGCTACACCACAAAACAACTGGAAGGAATGATTCGTGAGCGGTATGATTTAACACCACGAGGTATCATTAAGGAACTTCATCTCTTGGATGTAGACTACACCAAAACATCTTGCTTTGGGCATTTCACAAAAGACTACCTTCCTTGGGAGAAATAAAATGCCAAGAAGACCAAGCACACCTTGTAAACAAAATGGTTGTCCTAACTTAGTATCCTATGGTCAGAAGTATTGTGACAACCATAAAGCAAACTACCAGCTGGATGCTAAGTCAACTAAAGCCAAAGGATACAATGCCCAGTGGAACAAAGCACGACTTCGTTACTTAAAAGTTCATCCACTCTGTGTTCAATGCAAAGCCAAAGGTCAACTGACCAAGGCAACAGTCGTTGACCATATCACACCTCACCGAGGTGACCAGGTACTCTTTTGGAATCAAACCAACTGGCAAGCACTTTGTAAGTCCTGTCATGACAGAAAGACCAAGACAACTGACCGATATGTGGAGTATTCGTATCGATTTTAGTCTTGGAGTTTCGTTCCAAAAGTATCTCATTTTTCACTCATTGGGGGAGGGGGGATGAAATCTCTAAACCCTTGGGAGACTAAGACCGACGCCCCCTCAAACGTGCAATTTCGCAAAATTCGCAAGCGGGTACATTAAAATCGCACAATTATTACGTTCGTTCCCACCGTTAACACGTTTCTAATGTGGGGATGTAGCGTTCCAAAGTATGTCATTTTGGTAATAAAATAGTGAAAAAGGCTAGAAACAATGTAGAAAATAGTTGTTTTTAGTCCTTTTTTGCTGGAAAGGAAAACAAATGGACGAAAGTCAACGCAAGCAAATCTGGAAAATGCGAGCAGAAGGTCTTGGCTATGGCTTAATCGGTAAGGCTACAGGACTGTCTAGAGATTCTGTTAAAAAATACTGTAAACGAAATCCAGCATTGCTTGGTCATGGTGCTGCGACAAAGCAGATGGCAAAAGCCGACCAAAATGATGGACTTCGTTGCCCACAGTGTTATCAAACACTTAAAATTCATAAAATAGGAAGACCAAAGAAGTTCTGTTCGGATAAGTGTCGTAAGGTTTGGTGGACAACACATTCTGACGAACACGATAAATCAAAAACCGCATATGAAGATTTGACTTGCCAGCAATGTGGCAGGTCATTTTTATCTTATGCCAATCCAAATAGAAAATATTGTAGCCATTCGTGTTACATCCAATCACGCTTTTATAAAGGAGAAACCAATGACAAGTCAACCAACAATGGAAATTAGAGAGATTCGATTATCTGAACTACACCCAGCCTCCTACAATCCTCGAAAAAAACTCAAAAAGGGTGATAAGGAGTATGAAAAGATTAAGCAAAGCCTACTCAAGTTTGGTTACGTTGACCCCATCATCGTCAATAATGACTTAACGGTAATTGGTGGCCATCAACGATTAACTGTATTGAAGGACTTAGACTATGAAACTGCCAAATGTGTCATTGTCGATTTATCCAAGGAAGATGAAAAGGCACTGAACATCGCCCTTAACAAAATCACCGGTCAATGGGATGACCAGCTTTTGGCGGACTTGCTTTTGGATTTACAGGAGTCGGATTTCAATCTCGACCTGACTGGTTTTGAACCACCAGAAATTGACGATATTCTATCAAATGTCCACGATAAAGACCTATCAGATGATGACTTTGATGTAGAAGAGGAATTAAAGAAACCAACCTTTTCAAAACGAGGGGACATTTGGCAACTTGGTAAGCATCGAGTGATTTGTGGCGATTCAACTAAAGCTGAAACGTATGACCAACTGTTAGGTGATAAAAAGGCAAATTTGGTTGTGACAGACCCTCCTTATAATGTTGATGTAGAAGAAACAGCCGGAAAGATTCTCAATGACAACATGCCTGATAGTGACTTTTATCTATTTCTCTTTGATATGTTCTCTCAGGTAGAAAAACATATAGAATCTGATGCCTCCATCTATGTATTTCATGCGGATACAGAAGGATTGAACTTCCGTAAGGCATTTAAGGATGCTGGTTTTTATCTCAGTGGATGTTGCATTTGGAAAAAGAACTCATTGGTGCTTGGACGTAGTCCCTACCAGTGGCAACATGAACCATGTCTCTTTGGCTGGAAACAAAAGGGAAAACATCAATGGTTCAGTGACCGTAAACAAACAACCATTTGGGAATATGACCGTCCAAAATCTAGTAAAGACCACCCTACAATGAAACCAATTCCGCTCATGGCCTATCCTATTCAAAATTCATCCATGCGTGGGACAATTGTTCTTGATCCATTCCTTGGTTCTGGTTCGACCCTAATGGCCGCAGACCAAACTGGAAGGGTTTGTTACGGCATTGAGTTGGATGAGAAGTTTATGGATGTCATTGTCAAACGTTATATAGATTCAACAGGAAATGACAACGTGACGGTATTGCGTGATGGACAGACTTTGACCTTTAATGAAGCCTATTCAATGATGGAGGAGACGGTATGAGCCTAACCTTTCTTGATTTCTTTGCAGGAGTGGGTGGTTTTCGTCGTGGTTTGGAACTAGCTGGTTTCAAATGTATCGGTTACTGTGAGAAGGATAAGTTCGCACGAAAATCTTATGAAGCAATGTATGACACGAAAGGAGAATGGTTTCATGACGACATCACAAGCATTGACCCAATACAACTTCCAAAAGCAGATTTATGGACTGCGGGAAGCCCTTGTCAAAATGTGTCTATCGCAGGGAAGCGAGCAGGCCTATACGGTGAGCGAAGTGGACTCTTTTTTACATTTGTTGACCTCCTCCAAAGCCAAGAGGAAGAAGATAAACCCGAGTGGATACTCCTTGAAAATGTTAAGGGACTTTTATCAAGTGGCGGGGGACGAGATTATCTCGACTATCTCACTATCTTGGATGAAGCAGGGTACGACCTTGAGTGGCAAGTGTTCAATTCAAAAGACTACGGAGTTCCCCAAAATCGAGAACGCATCTACACTCTCGGACATCTTAGAAGCAGAGGTCGACGAAAAGTACTACCTATCAGCGGAGAAAGCGGTAGCCATCTTAAGCAACTTGTAGGTGGTATGCAAAGCTATCGTGTCTACGACCCGAGTGGAATTGCCACAACCCTTGTTGGTGAGGGTGGTGGACTGGGTGCTAAGACTGGTCTATATTTGATTGACCAATCTTTGACAGAACCAAAGTTGACAGATGAGGCACGATGTATCACCGCACGATATACTGCTGGAGCTACAAAGCGGACGGCTATGAATTCTGGAGTACTCGAAATTCAACCCATTCTGACACCCAATCGAATCAACAAGCGTCAAAATGGACGCAGGCTCAAGGAACAGGATGAGCCAATGTTCACATTGACCTCTCAAGACCGCCATGGTGTTCTTGAAGGCATCAAGGTCAGAAATGGTACGAAGCAAGGTTATCAAGTTGCAGAGGTTGGAGATTCGGTGGATTTATCTTATCCCAACTCTCCAACGAGACGAGCAAGAGTTGGGAAAGGAATTGCCCATAACCTATCATGCGATGGTCAAATGGGTGCTGTGGTTTGGAATGATCGAGTTGTAAAAATCAGACGATTAACCCCTCGAGAATGTTTTCGCCTACAAGGTTTTTCGGATGATTTGTTCGAGAAAGCCCAGGCGGTGAACTCGGACGCTCAGCTATATAAACAAGCTGGAAATGGTGTGACGGTAACAGTTGTCTATGCCATTGGTTGTGCCATTCTAAGAAGTGAAAATTAGTCGAAAATATCTTCAAAATAATCAATAAATGACTGGATATAAGTCTCCTTTAGAGTTAATATGTACACAACAAAAGAAGAGGAGAACTAAACCATGACAACAACACTTGAAAAACTTTACGACATCTACCCAGCAACCGCAAGCATCATTCCTTACAAAGATTGGGTCATTGTTGCATCGAATGGATATAAAGGAACAGAAGTTGAGATTTACGAAACAGCTGATAGTCTTGAAGAGTTTGAAAACTTCGAACGCAGATTTGACCGCATTTACCAAGAAGCTGGAAGATTCGAAGACTTTGGACATGCCGTTAAGTGGGCATTTGAAAAGATTGGAGAATAACATGGACGCAAAAATTTTCAATAACCTAAAGACAATCTATCCGGTTGGTACAAAGGTTAGATTAGTAAAAATGGATGATCCACATCCAGTTCCTAAAGGAACACTTGGTACAGTTATTGGAGTGGATGACATTGGTTCACTCTTAGTTAAGTGGGAAAATGGCAGTTGCCTGAATGTTTTATATGGAATAGATATCGTGGAAAAGGTAAAGTAAGATGTGGGAAATAATGACTCGAACGGTTGGTGATAGGCATTACGTTTGTGAATTTCTCCGTGAAGATACAACAGACCCGAGAAATATAGACGGTGCTTGGATTAGAATTCTGACAATAAAACGTGATGGTGAATATATCTACCAATATAGATATGGGAATGAAATAGATAACATGGACGACATTGATAGAACAGTTTGTCAGGCTGTTCTTGATAACTTTAATGAACTTTAGGAAGGAACTCGAATTGAGTTCTTTTTTCTTACTCTAAAGGAGGTGAGATTGTGGCAATCAGGGGGCGAAAACCAAAGCCAACGAATATGAAAATACTTGAGGGAAATCCTGGTAAGCGACCACTCCCTACGAATGAAGTCAAACCTAAACAAAAAGCCCCACGTTGCCCACAGTGGCTTGAAGATGATGCAAAGAAGGAGTGGAAACGGATGGGAAAAATTCTCGAACAGATGGGAATTTTAACCGAAATGGACATGACTGCATTTGCAGGTTATTGTCAAGCTTACGCTCGCTGGAAAGAGGCAGAAGAGTTCCTTTCCAAGCATGGCTCCATTATCAAAACCCCGAATGGCTATCTCCAACAAGTACCTCAAGTCTCTATCAGCCAGACCAACCTCAAAATCATGCTTAAATTCTGTGAACAATTTGGTTTAACACCTTCGGCACGAAACCGATTAGCTACGATGGATTCAGAAGTTGGTACTGGTGATGAAATGGAAGATTTGTTAGGAGGAATTTTATGAGCTATCATTATGAACCAAGTCCATTCATGCTTCCAACCTCACACTATGATAAGGCAAAGGCTGATAGGGCAGTAACATTTATCAATAACCTCTCGCACACCAAAGGAAAGTGGTCAGGAAAGCGATTTGATTTGTTGCCGTGGCAGGAACAGATTGTCCGTGATCTATTTGGAATTGTCAAGGAGGATGGCAACCGTCAATTCCTAACAGCCTATATAGAAACTCCAAAGAAGAATGGCAAGTCTGAGCTAGCAGCAGCTATCGCTCTTTATCTACTTTATGCGGATAATGAAGCCAGTGCAGAAGTTTATGGTGCGGCTTGTGACCGAAACCAAGCATCTATTGTATTTGATGTCGCAAAACAAATGGTCCAAATGAGTCGACCGCTTGAAAAACGCTCCAAGATTATGGGTGCGACAAAGAGGATAGTGAATTATTCCAATGCGGGATTTTACCAAGTTCTTTCTGCAGAGACTGGAACAAAGCATGGATTAAACGTATCGGGCTTAGTCTTTGATGAAATCCACGCTCAGCCTAATCGTCATTTGTATGATGTATTAACCAAGGGGTCAGGAGACGCAAGGGAACAACCCCTCTTTTTTATTATCACAACAGCTGGAACGGATAGGAACTCAATCTGTTATGAATTGCATACCAAAGCATTGGATATTCTGAATGGTAGAAAGAAGGACACGTCATTCTATCCGGTGGTATATGGATTATCCGATGAAGATGATTGGAATGATGAAGCAAACTGGAGAAGAGCCAACCCTTCACTAGGGCATACTATTGGGATTGACCGTGTTAGAGAAGCCTACCAACAGGCACTTGACAATCCTGCTGAAGAAAATGTGTTTAAGCAGCTCCGTCTAAACATGTGGACAAGCTCAAGTGTTGCTTGGATTCCTGAACATGTCTATGCGAAAGGCAATGCCCCAATTGACTATGTAGCTCTTAAAGGTCGTGATTGTTATGCAGGGCTAGACCTGTCTAGTACGTCCGATATAACAGCTTTTGTCTTAGTCTTTCCGCCACGGCATAGCGAGGAGAACTACATTATCTTACCTTTCTTTTGGTTACCAGAAGATACCTTGGAACTTAGATGTCGTCGTGACCACGTTCTTTATGATGTCTGGGAACGACAGGGCTACATAAAAACTACGGAAGGTAACGTAGTTCACTATGGTTTTATTGAAACATTTATTGAACAACTCTCTGAAACCTACCACATAAAGGAGATTGCCTATGACCGTTGGAATGCGACACAGATGGTTCAGAATCTAGAAGGGATGGGCTTGACCATGGTGCCTTTCGGTCAGGGATACAAGGATATGAGTCCACCATCAAAGGAACTTTATAAACTTATGATGGAAGGCAAGATTCAACATGGTGGGCATCCAGTACTGAAATGGATGGGACAAAACGTGGTCATGAGACAAGACCCCGCTGGCAATATCAAGCCTGATAAGGAAAAGTCAGTCGAGAAGATTGACGGTATTGTAGCACTCATTATGGGTTTAGACCGTTGTATCCGACACCAAGGTGAGAGTGGAAGTGTCTATGATGAGCGAGGAATTTTAAGTTTTTAGGATAAAAATAACCTAAATAGGTTGAATGTATCCTAAAAAGTGGTAGAGTAGAGAAAAGGAGGAAATGAAGATGCATTGGAGGAAACCATGAATATTGAAAATTCGCTTTATGATCCAATTTATAAAAAAATAGAATCTTGGATCGCTTACGAAAAGGCTAAACCTAAATCTTCCTATAACTCAAATAGGAAAGAACATGATGAATTTAGAAAAAATAATGATTCAGATTGTATTTTGCGAGGTGGAAATTTAAACGCAGACACAATTTTTTCTTTGTGGATACCACTTAGGTTTTCGATTGTAAACTTGAATACGTATAAAGATATTGAGCGTATTACTGGTAGAAAGGTTGACAAGAATATCTATTTTTTGGAGTCATTAATATCGAATGGT